ACGTTTGAATTCTCCGTCTTGATTCGTCCAAGAACGCCCTTGTAAGACAAATGATACAGTAACAACATCACCCTGATTAAAGCGGTCAAGTTCTGTACACTTGTCACCCGAAAACTCTAAGGGAATAATGTTCTCATACTCGCTACGCTCTCCCGTATAAGGGTCGTAAGTGGTAGCATCTAAAATGAACTCCCGTTTGGTAAATGTAGCTCCACCGTTTTTGGACGTAATTTGGACGGTCTGTTCGATTTGAATTATCCGTCCGGTTATTTGGTTTGCCATTAATTTTCTCCTCCAAAAATCTTTTAATTAATATTTCCATATAAATCCATACGAAGTCTTACTTCTTCCACAGCAACAATTTTGAATAGGTGAACTTTGGAATCCGTTACTTACCGCTGCTGATTTCAACGAAGGATATTTCTTAACGAAGTCACCAGATTTGGTATATTGATAGACTGGCACACCATTAGCTTTCCCCTTACGCTCTTGGAGCGTTCCATAATTCATATTGTATGAATGTGTACACCATTCAAGATTTTCAACTCTGTTATTGGATTTATTTTCGTCTTTATGATTTATTTGAGTATAGTTATTTGGATTTTGAATGAAAGCTAAAGCCACCAATCTGTGAACGCTATGCGTTTTATGAATGCCATTCTTTGTTAGAACAACAGAACGATACCCATGACTATCAGAAGGCGTTAATATCTTTTCTTCAAAATGTGTTACAGCTCCGTTTCTTATAAATTTTTTAGGCATAGATTTTATTCTGCCTAAAGATGATACCTCATAAAGACCTTCATAATCTTTAATAGGCTTCCAAATTTCACTACTCATTATTTGATATAATTTTGGTATCGGTTATAAGTTCTCTGTTTTCTTCCAAGAACCGGATAAACTCCTCACAATGATTAGTGAGAATAGGAATATCACGCTCTGGGTTGAAAACGTACATCTCTGTATAGGTATCTACCACATAACCGCCTTTGTTGAACTCTACAATGTTATACTCAAATGTCCGTACATCCGAACCGTTCTGCATCAAAGCATAAGGATAAACAAGGTGTTGATGGTGGTCTTTGAACTTCCCTACGGTATAGCTTCCGGTTGTTTTGATGTCGTGGACGCTGGCCGGCATCAGCTCGTCAATTACCCCATAAACCAAAACATTGCCGTATGCGGTTGGAAGAATCGCTTCTACTCTTTGTTGGGTTAATGCGCCTTTGTAGTAATTGGCAAACTCTCGGCAAAGTGAAATTGGGAAAGTAAAAACGCGATTATTATAGGTAGCTTTCAAACCTATAACCTCGTTGGTTTGAACCTCATCGTAATACAAAGGTTTACCTGTTTCGTCACAAGCTCCTTCGCGTATTACCTTATATACCTTTTCAACTTGCACAGTTTCGGATTTCCGATTTTCAATCATACAGTCAATGATTTCATTGAAAACCGTGCCACGGTCTGCCGCTTCGCTGTCGAATGGCTTGCGGTTAATCCGGTCTATCAGTTCTTGAAACTGTTGTTCGTGAAATTCTTCGGGAGTATGGGGTGGATTTTCTGACCACCCCCAATACTTATCCCAAATCACATCACTATTCAGATATCCCCCAAAGGCATCGAGAAGCGTTGCGTAAATACGATATTTAGGCTGCTGGTTCATATTTCTTTTCTGAATTAAGTTTCAGATTCAAAGACTTCGCTTTGTTGGCTACCAACTTTGCCGCCATTTGCTTTGAAGAACCAACGTGCTCAAAATTATCTATTTGCGCGATAAAATTATTGGCAGATTCCGCATCCGTAATAAGTTCAATCTGCTCTTTGATTTCTTCAATAACTTTATCATACTTTTCTTGTGCCGCTTTCTTCGCTGCAAGCATACCCAAATACGAATTGATTATCTTGGTAGTGATAAAGTCGTTCTTGGCGGTTGGATTACCGTTTTTGTCAAGGATGGTAGGAACTTCCATCACTGAAGGAAGATTGCAAGTATTCTTACCATCATTTCTTGAAGTTGGGTCAAAAGTGATGGTACGTCTTTGGACGCCTCTTTCGCTTTTCATTTCAAGATAACCGAGCAAATCCAGTTCAGTAACGATAGAGTTGTAGGATTTTTCACGCAAGGCAGGGATAAACACCGTATCATCACCTTCTTTTCTTGTGTCGCGATGGGCAACGAAAATGATGTGCTTGTTAAGCCCCGAGAGTGTTCGTGTCATCCATGAAAACTCCGCATTGATACCGCTCCAATCCCTGATAGACGGTTGGCGGCTGCCACATTTATAAGTAATGATGAAATCCATCATCTTACCGATTGTATCAACTACAATGGTCTGATAAACAGACAAATCCTCCTGCAAGACCTGTTGAACATCACTCCATGAAGTGACCTGTACAGTATCTATGTTTTCCAAATGCGCCATATTCATACGCTTAACGCCATTATCGAAATCCAATAATAACGGTTTCGGTGCGCTCAATGCCACTGTTGATTTTCCCATACCAGCCTGACCGTAAATCATCATCTTTACAGTGGTAGGAATTACTAATTCATTTGATTTTTTAATAAGACTCATAATCGTAAAATTTAAAGGGTTTATATTACTTTCATTCTATTCAAAAATCTATTGATCGACTCCAAATTGTACCAAATCATTTTTCCATCTTTGGCAAATGAAACCTGGGCGTTATTCCTAAGTTTATCAAGGTAATCAACGCTACACCCCAAATAAGCCATCGTTTCATCCTTATTAAGCCAAAGTTTCTGTACGGATTCAACCTTTCCTCTTTTCATATCATATCTTTCAGAAATTCTATTTTCTCTTCTCTAATCCGTTTTGCCCTACGCATATCCGAATGGAAATCCTGATAAAACGTAATTGAAAACACACATAATAAACAACAGGCGATAACAGAACGGGCTATTGGTGGGAAATCCATAGTGAATTTCATGCCAGCCAAACGCTCATATAGCATGGTCGCCAGTTCTCTTCCATTTCTTACATGAAGAATCTCGAAAGCCTTCTGCAACTGGTTGTTTATTGTGCTCACAGCCCTGCATTTCAAATCGGCTATCTCCTTCTTCTCATACCCTTGTGCATACATTCGTGCCGTAATCTCGCATTCAGGTGTAAGTTCATTAAAAACTCTCCTCATAATCGTGTAAGTCGGCTGATTAATAATTGCGGATAACCTCAATATATCCGGCTTCCCTGTTAGTGTCCACCGAATACAACGTTTGCTCCTTGTCTATTATCCGGTCAATCCTTGCCAACCTATTAAGATCAGCGGTACACCTGCGAAGCTGTCCGGCAAGCTTGTCGCTAAAGTCAAAGCTGATTCTGTCATTCTTCTTTTTCAGCTTTTTCTTGATTTCTGTTCTTTCTTTCAGTTCTTTTGCCATAAGAATAAAATTTAATTAATGATTCGTGGATGGTAAGGGAATCGAACCCCTCTCAATCGTGCCAATTGGTTGCACAGCACGAAGCTCTAACCGATAAGCTAACCATCCGATTAAAAAAGGTGCACTATCCTCACGGACGGCACACCCAGTACAAACATCAAAATAAAACACGAATATCTAATCTATTATCAGAACAATGCTTTTAACCGCATTCTTGAAATGATCAAACTTCTGTTGCAAATCACTCCAAGATTTATACCATGTTTTTTTTCTCTTCAGCTAATTTTTCGTTAGCCTTTTCCAGTTCTTGCACACGCCTTACTAAATCTTCATGCGTCATGCCTCTTAATTCTTCCACTGTCATAATCGTATAAGTTTAAAACATCGTTAAAAAGGTAGGAGTCGAACCTACTTCTTGTAAGCCAGATGAATATAGAAATCAGAATATGAGTTAATACCAACAATTAATTGCTTACACGCATTCCAACAATGCTACTTCATAAATTACCGCCCGGCTGGTTTACAAGGTTATTGTGCACTCATACCCATGCGCCTTGTGCCGGATTTGAGGTCTACCTTTTAGCGGTATTACAATTTGTCATTTATTTCAACTCTTTATAAGAGATTCTTATTAGAAAAGCACATCCGGCACATATAACACCCATTATAGTGACAGAGAATATTTTCATAGGACTGTAAGTAGTGATAGCCCCGTAAAGCATACCGGCAGCGCATATACTAACCAATATGGATAAAATGAATTGGATTGTTTTCATAATCGTATAAATTTAAATAAGTACCTGTACCCTAATCGAATAGCAGAACCTTATTTCAGTTCAGTACAGGCTATATTGTCGAAAACAGTACGGACGCCTAACCCGTATGCTCACTGCTCAAAGACGATTCTTTGCGGTGTTTTCTATTAATTGTTAAACATTGCACAGCTCACAAGCTCCAACTTGCTTATGTGCGTTTGTTATCTTTGGTTGGCAAAAACGGCTTATGAATTACACCGTAATTGCTTTTACAGAATTTCAAAGAACTAATCAATAGTACCCTACCCGATTCTCGCTATCGGTTGCCGTTCAATCCGTCTGTAGGGCTGTCGTGCGTTGCATAATCGTGTAT